CCCCTTTAAGCTAAAATGCGGTACACCATTTTCAATTAAATTTAATAACAAGTATGCACTATGTACAGTACAACAATGTTCTATACATAGTGCATTAAAATGTTTTTATTACATTGGAATCAGATTGTCTGTTGTTATGTCAATATCGTAAAGCTGTAATGAATCAACATTTTCTAATGTAAGCCAACCTGTTCCTGCTGAATTTAGCACATAGAATTTAACAAATAAAGTACGTCCACTAATTCTAATTGATGCTTCTGTTGCTAAAAAACCAGATGCACTGTGTAGAACACCTTTACACCTACCAACTGCACCAAATTTTTCATCACGTCCAATTACATCAACATTATTAAGTACGCCAAGATTAGTTTCAGAGCCATCTAATTTAAAAGATGCTATTTTTGTGTCGAAACGTAATGTTAATACTTGTGTTTTAATGCCAGATATATTATTGTGTGTATATGTGTACGATTCAGTAAATGTCTGAATGGCACTATTTTTTATAGACGGTGTAAAACTGTATTGACCTTCTGCGACATAATCAATAGAACCACATCTTAAAAAATTAGTGAGTTCTTTAGCGATAACGGTATAACCTTCCGCTGTAGCGTGTAAACCATCTGGTGAAAAATATGCTGTATGATGGAGTATATTTTCAATGTTACTTACATATATTCCACCATTTGTAATTGCACCATCTTTATAAGTTGTAAATACCTTATAAAATTTGCTGATTGATGTACCCCACCATGAAAAACCTACCATACCTATAATAACTGTAGCATTCGGACATTTTTTACGTGCTACATTGAAAAATTCATTTATACCTGCTAAGATTCTTTCTGTGGTTTCTGGTGCGTCATTTGCACCGCCAAGTACAACAATAGCGTCAATATCATTACCATTTTCAAGTGGGTAATTATTTAGTGCGTCCTGCCAATGATTACCGCCTGTTAATGAAAAAGAAGCCCCACCTTTATAAATAGGAATAGCGTGTGCAGAATCCATACCTAAATAATGTATAGTTTTACTCATCCACCCATCTGAATATTCTCTTGTGTATGTATTTGGATTTGTTCCTGTACAAATAGTACCCTCTGCGTAACTATCACCCATAAAAATAATGTGTTTGTTTTTTATGCCATTACCAGAAAAAGACCAACCATTTTGTTCTGCATCATTTTTTCTATTTGTTGTTTCATCATTTATTTTTGTGTTTAATTTTTCCACTTCATCATTTACTTTGTCATTTAATTGTTCTACTGATTGTCTATATAGTTCAACCTGTGAATTGTAGTTTCCTGTTACAACCCAGTATTCTTTATTTGTAATGTCAATTCCAATTGGAACAGGTTTTTTGCTAGTATAACTATTACTTAAATAAGTAACAATAGTTAATGCTTCATAACTTCTTTCTTTATTCCATTCAATAGGGTCAGCGAATGTTGGTACATATCTTGCACCGATGTATTGTCTTGTAGCCATAATTTTTCCTTCCTTCCTTAATAAATAAGCACTAGTCTACCATATTCTGTATTTGGTATTTCAACATCCAGTCCAGTAGTTTCAAAAGTAATGTTAGCCCACTGTTCTGGAATATAATATACAAAATAACCGCTATCAGTTATTTCAACAAAAATCATTGTTGCTAGGTATTTTTCAATAATTTTTTCAATATACGTAGTATCAAAATTATCAATCCATTTTTGTATAACAGTTATTTCTTCTTGTAACTTATTTAATTCATCAGTAAATTCTTTTTGATTTTCAATCATATTGTTAATATATTTTACTATTTTACAAAGAATTTCATAATAGCTTAAACTGTCATCATAAACTAAAGGTAAGACCTTTTGACACCAGAATTTGAAAGTAGGTAATTCAATAAAATTACTATCATTCATTTCAATCTCCTTTCTTTACCATAGTCCAAAGAATAAGTCATTAAACTCGTTAATAACTTGCATATCAATGTTAAGAAGTGTATCTCTAAACTTATTTAACAATGTGCTAAAACTTTCTGTTCCTTGTTTGCCTGTGATAGTTTCTACGTAATTTTCAGTAGTGTTAGTAACACCAGTGTTACTTGTGGTATCATCTAAACTTATGCTAGAACTACCAGTAGTTTTATTATTTGTTGTTTCATTTTCTGTGTTAGTAGTTTCAGCTGTTCCTGTTGTACTTGTATCTTCTTCATCAGTTTCAGTATTATTGTCTGTAATTTTTCTTGCGTTAGTAAGATAATTTTTATTTTCTATACCAGTAATAGCACCTTGCGGTGTGTCGGAGTATAAATCATACTTTGTATCATTACCAGTATTAGTTTTATTTATTGTTCCTTTACTAGTATCAGCTGTATTGATATTTCCTGTTAGATTTCTAGTTTTTTCTCCCTCATCTTCTTTTGTTTCTTTAGTTGTTTGTTTTCTTGTTTCATCCTCTGTACTACTACCATCAGCCTTTCTGTTATATTCTCTGGTTAATTCTACATCATGCATTGGATTAAATTTAATTTTAGCACTTTCATAAAGTTGATTGTAATATGGCATAATTTCTTCAAGCCTTGTATTCATCCAAAGTAACCACACACCAACAGTTTCACAGCCAATTTCCCTTAAATAGTAATGTTTTAAAATCTTTTGACAAAGTACACTTCTATATTCTTCATCAAAAAATGGTGTATTTGTTGTAAATATTTTATTCCATGAATTTGCAATAACATTATTTACGTCACTACTATTTACAGAAATATCCAACCCACTTTTTTCTTCACAAATAAATCTTACTTCTGTAGTGTATTTACTCATTGTTTATACCTCACTTGTTGTATCATTACCAATGCTATTGGCATCATTGTTATCAACTTCTTGGAAATCTTCACGGTAATCTACTTCAATATTAGTGCCAAACATATCGTTAATTTTTTTCACAGCTTGTCTCCTGCTTTCTAACCTACTATATCTGCTAGCAATTGTACCACCTTGATTTCTGGTTACTTCATCAGTAATCAACCTTTCTTTCTTTTGAATGTTGATATTACTTATACCAAGGTAAGTCAACGCTTCATTCCATATCTGTGTCTTTAATTGATAAAGTTTATCACATACATATGGAGCACCAGTTTGTATTGATTTCAACGCAGATAAATCCAAGTTTTTATCACCAAAAATGAATGGTGAATTCCCATCAAATTCCTTGTATAAGTTTAAAAGTGTTAATCTTTGTTTTTCTGTTCCTTGCACTAAAACAGGTGTTTTTTGTGCATTTGCATTTACATCAATAATTCTATCAATGTTATATAATCTTTTTGCAAACATTTTAACATCTAGTATACTATTTGTGTGCAAATAATTATTCCAGATTATAACGCTATTACTTTCTTTTAAAAGTTTTTGATAATTGTTATACCCAGAATATGCTCTGCGTAAAATAGGGTCACCATAAACACCAAGCCTTCCGTTCGCTATACAGTCTAAACATAAGTTACCAAGAATATCATCATCAAAGTAAACCATACATCCAGTTTCAAATAGATGTAATTCAAGATATCTTTGGTCTACGCTAGCAGGTAAATTCTTCCATTCAAACATACATATAGCCAACTCTGTTAATCTTTTAATATATTGTAGATATGTTAAGTTATTCAGTATAGCACTGTCATCAAATATATCTGTAACACCACGTTTTCTACTCATTTTAATTCACCACCTTATACTGTATTATCTAAGTTATAATTACCTACCTCTGAACCGTCCTTCCAAAAGGTAATTCCTTTATCATATATTTCACAGATTTTTCGCATATCATCGGATGGTACGCTACCAGTTATTGTCGCACCAATAGTTTTAACATAATTCCAGTGCGGTCTGCTGTTTCTATTTGGTTTTTTAATTTTGTGAATAGCATACCCAAACATGGTAAAATAATCGTCAATCATTTTAGCATATTCTTTTGTAACGCTACATCTTCCACCATAAAACTGTTGTTTAGCGTTTGCAACATTACCACCGCCGTTGTTCATGTTTCCTTTGCTTATGTCTGACGCTATAGATGCTTGATAAAATTGTGACATAATATTGTTGACTTCGCCTACGGCACTACTTCTCATAAGCGATGCGATATTTACACCGTATGTATATGTTACCCCTGCCGCGCCAATTTTTCCTGCACTTGAAACAGCATTCAAAATAAGTGGTACGCTATTTTGTGCTACCCATGTCTGATAAGCGTTAAAATTCCATGAACACATAGGATAGTTATTTAACTGTATACTCTCCGTATTTAATGTGGTGTAACCACCAAGTTCACTGAATTCATCAACACCTTTATAACTACAAGGACGTAAAATTGCTACGACTGGTTGTGTTACTGTTCCACTTATTTCTACTACTGGTGTACGTTTATCAAAAAATTCATAACGTAAAGACAGTTCACTACCACTTGCATTATCTATGTGGTAGAAATTATATGGATACGTGTATAATTTTTTGTTTTTAGGCTTGTATCCATCAAGTGTATCATTCGTAGTGATTGCTTCTAATGTTATTGTTGTTTTAGAAGCAGAAGCACCATATGCAAGTCTATGATTTTCTGGTATTGTTCCGCCTACAAATAATTTTGGAAACATATAAACACCTATGACTGATTCTGGTTTTTGCATATATTCACTTATTTTTGCATTTATACTCTGTACATCTGTACTATCATAAACCCATAATTGTGCGGCACCATATATACCATCATATAATGTTCCATCCACTATGCTTGTTGTATCTACTATAGCAATACAAACACACATATCTGTCATTCCAGTTATAGCTTTGTAATCGTTCATTACATATTCGCCTGTTGCAACTGTTTCTGGTTCTATATGTGACCCTATAATATCAGTTTCAGTGTGTTCTCGCTCAATGAAACAATAATCTGGTTCACAATTAAAAAACCATGTTTGCATAACATCAATTTCAAAATAAACATCTGAGCATTCATTGTTAACAAATTCAACTGCTGTAATGAAAGCATAAAACCACTTGTTTCCATATGCTGTATTCTGGAACATCATATAATTGCAATCATATAAGCTGTCAGCTTTTATACCGACCCTTGCTACACCCTTTTTTACTCTCTGATATGTGTAGTTTGTAAGGTTATATTTCTGCAATGATATAAAGTAAGTGTACTGGTCTGTTGATGATGAAAAGTAAATTGTATGGTCATATTCTGTGTCAAGAGGAACATTTTTAAGTAACATTATATTTGTTGTAGGCTGTATATACATTCAATAACTCCTTTTTATAAAGGGTACACCGTATTGATGCACCCTTATGTTATAATATTACACTTTGCTAAGTGTAATCGTTGTATCAACAGTAGTAGCATCGTTAATAGCAGTAGTAGCTGTATAAGTTGTACCGTCAATATCAGCAACAAGAGTAATATCTGTTGCAATTTGTGACGATGGAATAATAAGACCACCGTATTTCTGAACAGCAATTCCTGCTTTGGTGAGTGCTTCTGTCTGAACAAAGTTTACATTCTGTGGATTAAGTCCTTCACTTTCAAAGTCTGCACTAATAGTAAAGACAGTAGCTACATCACTTTCATCTTTAGCGTCCACATGAACAGTAATAGAATTAGGTAATGCAATGTCAGCTGTAGATGTAACGAACACAACAGCATTTGCAAACGGTGAGTTTGACACTGTTTTCCATGTGTGGTAAAAATAATTCCAATACAAACCAGAAGAAACATATTTTTCTGTAAATTTGTTGTTATTGTCGTAAACTTGGAACCAATTTTCATCAAGAATGATAGCCTTTACGTTTGCTAATAGTGCTAATTCATCTGCTGTAACTTTTTCAATTCCATCAGAGTTTGCTCTGATAATATCAAAGCGTTCATTGTCAAAGTCAGTCCAGTTATCAATTAAAAACAGTCTACCCATAAATGTGGCTTTATCCATGTTGAATGCACTTGCAAGTACATTTACGTCAAACTGTGCATTGAACAAAGCGTCCATAAAGATAACCTGTCTATCTTTAGGTGTATTAGTTTTAACAGTAGCTTCAGTGTAATCACTAGACATAAACTGTAACAAATTAGAAGTACCTCTAAACTGTACAGCCGCTTCACTAAGGTCTGTACCATTACCGATAGCAGTAGGATGCATTTTTCCATGACTGATTGCCTTAATAAGAAGGTACTTAAAAAGTAGGAATTCATCATACTCCGCAGCTGTGTAAACACTGTCAACAATCTTTGCGATAAGGTTCTGCACACCATCAATACTCAAAAATGCCTGTCGTAAATCTTCGTCTTGAATGGTAACAGGATACATTACACGCCAATTCATAGTATGAAATGCCGAGCGCACATCTGGAATAGTTCTCTGAAACTCACGTGTTGGTGCTTTTTCTACATTGAAGTCAACAGCTTTTGCAATAGATACAAAAATATCTTCTACCGTTTCCCCATATTCAATGTAGCCTTTTTTAAGCATAGAATAAGGATTGTTAAATGTTGCACTCTGTACACGCACGATTGCAATTCTGTTTACCAAAGCATTGATAAACTGGTTTGCAAAAGCAGGTGTACCATAGATAATTTCTCCCACTTTAGGGATGTCATTGACAGTTTTAACCTTAGGAACATTCTGCTGATAATCATAAGAAGCGTTCTGTCTAATTACATTTAAAATGTCAATGGTTGACGCATTAAGCGTACTGTTTGCAATTCTTCTTGCCATAATTTTATCTTCCTTTCTTTAATGAATTTTATTGTTAAACTGTTTTGAACAGTTCTTCAAACGTGGTAGGTTCTTCTGGTTCATCTGGTGGGTTAAAATCATTATCATCTGAATTTGGTTCAGAACTGAAAAAACGTTCAGTATATTTTTTTCTCCATTCAGCGTCATTTTCTTCATACTTAGCTTTCCAGTCTACACCATCACCCTTTGCTTTTTCTTCTAAGTCTGATAGTGTATCTGTAACATCTTCAAGAAATTCGATTGTTTCATCATCACTTTGATTTCCTACCCTGTCTTTTAATTTTTCAAGAATTTCTTCTCTAGTTTTTACTGCCATAGTATTCTCCTTTCTATGATATTTTAGTCCACTTTGTAACATCAAATAGATTGCTCAGTCTTAATGTAAGTGGGTGATTTGGTGACAACATGATTGAACCATCTTTTGTCACCATAATTGTAAATCCTTCTTCATGCTTATAAGTACCCTCATTAAATAGCATATTCGTTTCTCCTTTCTTATTATTAGTAATTGTATTATCTGTTTACAGATATCATGTCATTGACAAGTTTCTGAATAACAGAATAGTCGTAACCTGCTGATATAAGTTTATTCTTTCTTGTATTACCTTTACCCCATTTTCCTGCAATAACTTCTCTTGCAATTTCTTCGTTAGATTTTAAATCAGTACCATACCAAATTGCGTTCACTTTTGCCTTAACAACATCATAATCATATCCTGCTTCTGTAAGAAGTTTTTTTCTATTATTACCATTACCCCATTTTCCTGCAATAACTTCTCTTGCAATAGTGTCAATAGAAACCTTATTGTTTATGTTTGTGTCATTACCTACATATCTAAGGTGAACATCCCAACCACCAGAATATTCATAATAACTTCTTATGCATATTTCCTTTCCAGTTTGATCACCAGTTTTGCCACCAGATGTTGTACCTTTTTCATTGATAGAAGCATGAACTATTTTGCTATTTGAAATGCTCATTACAACGTGCTTATTTCTTTTTAGGTGTATGTCACCTGCTTTCCACGGTGCTTTACAACTAACAAAACCTGCTACTCTAAGTTGTTTCTCAAGATTACCAGTCCATGAGTGTGGTGATACAGCAAAACCTGCTTTGTGAAGTGCTGTACCAACAAGTGAAGAACAATCAAAGTCTGGACTATTTCTGTGCTTCTGGTCGTATCCGTGTGTGTTATCATTTGCTGTGTCAATCATAAACTGAACTGCTTTCATAATGTTTGGCATAATTTAATCTTCCTTTACATCAAAAATGTGAAATAATTGCATTAGCTTTTCTGGCAAAATGTCTGGGTTAATCTTGCATATGTTTTCAAGTATTGATACTAATTCTGTGGTACACACATAAAGTATAATAATAGGTAAGATTGAAACACCAATCTGAAAACCTATCAATGCCCCTTCGTTGTCAACCAACCACGCAACAAAGTAGCATAAAATAAAGCCAACCTTTTTAAAAAGACCATCACGCAATTTTGATGACTGAATGTCTTTGTTCTTGATAGCTGTAATGATACCTGTAGTAAGGTCTAGCGCGTTGAAAACCATAGCAATAATTATGGGGTAAAACTGTTCCATTTCTTTCACTCCTTTCTTTGTTATTTATATCGATTATAACATATCGCTAGACAAATTGCAAGATATATGTTAAAATATATATTAGAAAGGACGTGACCGTAAATGGGTAAGTATTATGATGGTACTAAACTTTTATCTATGCTAGATATAAACGGTAATAAACCAGAAATTTATATGTGTACAACTAACCGTACTGGTGGCAAAACTACATATTTTGGCAGATTATGCGTCAATAGATTTTTAGATAAAGGTGAGAAGTTTGGGCTTATTTATAGATATAACTATGAACTTGATGATGTTGTTGACAAGTTCTATAAAGACTTAGGCAGTTTGTTCTTTAAAGAACACGAAATGACAAGTAAACGTAAAGCAAGTGGCATATTCCATGAATTATTTTTAGATGAAAAAAGCTGTGGTTATGCCTTAAGTCTTAACAGTGCCGACCAGATTAAAAAATACAGTCATTTATTTTCTGATATTAAACGGATGATATTTGACGAATTTCAAAGCGAAACTAACCACTATTGCGCTGATGAAACTAAGAAGCTACTTAGTGTACACACGTCAGTAGCAAGGGGGCAAGGCGAACAGGTAAGATATGTACCAGTTTATATGATTGCTAACCCAGTATCTATTATAAATCCATACTATGTTGAAATGGAAATTAGTGCAAGACTTAAAGATGATACAAAGTTCTTACGGGGTGATGGATTTGTTCTTGAACAAGGCTTCATTCAAAGTGCAAGTGAAGAACAAAAAGGTAGTGGTTTTAATCGTGCGTTTGCTAAAAACGCATATGTTGCTTATAGTAGTGAATGCATTTACCTTAACGATAATAAAAGTTTTATTGATAAACCAAGTGGTAAAAACAGATATATTTGTACACTTAAATATAAAGGAACAGATTTTGGTGTAAGGGAATTTACAGAAGATGGTTATATTTATTGTGATGATAAACCAGATATTACTTTTAAAACCAAAATAACAGTAACAACAGCTGACCATGAAGTGAATTATGTTATGCTTAAAAGAAATGACTTTTTCTTATCTAATCTTAGATATTTATTTGAGCGTGGTGCATTCAGATTTAAAGATATGAGATGTAAAGAAGCTGTTCTTAGTGCATTAAGTTACTAGGTATCTTCTCATGTTTCCATCAATGAGTGGATAGGATAGCACGCTTGAAACAATAGTGCCTATACCATTTGTCGTTTTTGCTAAACGCTTTGTTTGGTACATGAGTTAAAGATATAAATAGAAAGCAGGGATACGAACTTAGTTCGCCCCTGCTATTCTTATTTATGATTCTTTATTTATCACCTGTTGAACCAAAACCACCACGATTTATTTCTGATAATTCTGTTACTTCAACAATGTCAATAGGATTCTGATGTTCAATAATTCTAAACTGACAAATTCTTGTATTCTTAGGTATACTTATTTTTCTAGTAGCAATTGCAGGAAAAAACCATTCATCATTATTACCACAATATGTCTCATCAATTAGTCCAATACTGTTTGATTGAATTATACCGTACTTCTTAAATGTTGAACTTCTAGGTATCATCAATGCTTCATATCCTTTGGGTAACATCATAGCAACTCCAAGTGGTAATAGTTTGTACTCTCCACATTCAAGCGTAACATCTTCTGCTATACGCAGGTCAATCCAATCTCCATTAGCAATTTGTTCAATTTTTTCCATTCCGTTTTTAACGTATTTAATTTTAATAGTTTTAACTTCCATAATTTCTCCTTTCTCGTTAACTAGTGCACACATATCTGTTCCGTGTAACGCACAATCAGTACACCCATTATTATATCCGCATTCTTTACAATCACGATGTTCATATCCATACTCTGGAAATTCATCTGCTAATGCGTTCGGACAACAACCGTTTATACAAACTACACCAACATAATTCATACAATGCATAATGTTTACCTCATTTCATATGGCGTGTCTATAAGTAGGATACCTCCACGTATTCTTTTTGGTCTTAATTTTCCGGGAACTTTTAATCCTACTTTAAAGTCACTAAGATTTCTTTTTATCGGTTTACCTGTTTCTTTTTCAAATAAAAAATCTTTTTCATCTTCACTCCATTCCTTAAACACTTTTGATGTCTTGTCTTGATATCCACTAATGTCTGCCTTTCCATCAAGTGACGCTTGAAATAAGTCTTTACATTTCTGGGGCATGCCTGCACACTTAATATTGTTATACGGTTTTCTAGGTTTACCGTCTTTATCTAACAACTCTTCAAGTGGTACACAATTTTCGTGTGTTACGTGTTCAATATATGTCTTTTGTCTTGTAAAAACAGCTACATCCCAACAGCTTTCTAATTTCCAGCAACAAAAGTCTTTATCATGTACTTTAATACCAACAATATCTTCTGGTGCAAGGTCACAATGAATGCTGTCTGTATCTGCATATATAAAACCTCTCTTGTCTTTACCATAGTAATTTTTCTGCGCGGCTCTGATTGTAAAGTTTCTTGCATAACTTGTTATAGCTGAACCAACAGGTATATAACCTGCTTTCTTGTTGGCTTCTGCAACTGGTAAAAAGCCTATAGTTTTGTCCTCTTTGACATAAGCAAGTTTAAAGCTACTATCCTTACTACTTGCCATTTTACCATATAAATTGTTCAGAAATAATTTTGCCAATTCACGTAACGCTCCTTTGCTTTCCAGTTTAATTTTCTTGTACTTGTCAATATACTCGTCAAAGATACCTATTTCACTATAAAACCAACAACCGTCTAAAATCTCAAAGTCTACAAGTTCATAGTGTTCTTTCAATAACTCATAGTCAGTCATTGTTAAAACTAACTCAACTCTTGTATCGCGAATGTTACCGTCTTTGTCAGTGTAATGTGTGTAATACTCACCAGTTCGTTTGTCGTATACATCAGATGTTTCAAGTGCTTCTGTGCCTTTATACAATAGTGACGATTTTATTTGTATGAATGGTAACTTATCTGGTTTGATGTAGAATCTTGTCTTAACTCTAACAAAGTAATACCTATCATCTAAAAGTGCAACATCTGGTATGATGTTTCCTTTCCAGAAATGTGGTACACCTATTGGGTATCTGTTTCCGCTCTCACTACTCATCATACTAGGATACAAAGAGTTAACATCTGCTGTTGTTCCATTTGTGAAAATCTTGTTTTCTTTACCCTTAACAAGATAGCACCAACCACCTCTATACGATTTGCGTATATATTCTCCTGCATTGATATACCTATGTACTTTTTTGTCTATCGTCATGGCATAAACATCTGGAAACATTTCATCATAATCCAGTATGTTCTTTGTTGAAGATTTACAAATTGACTTATATTCTTCTAAGCAACATGAACCTATTGTTAATTTGTCGTGTCCTTGTTGAAACATAATCTCTAATGCTTCTTTAACTACAAGAACATCATTAGCAATGTACTTTTTTTCTTTATCTGTTATTACACAACCTGCATACCTAAAACCAGTGTACTCCATGTCAAGTTTCTTATGCTTTGTACCAAAACTTTCTCCAATACATTTTACACTGAATGGCAGTAATTTCAAAGAATCTCTAATCTCTATAAAGTGATTATTGACTTTTATAATAATACTGTACCACATACCTTTATCAGATATACTATACTTAAATGACTTATTTTCCATAAACTTCTCTGGAAGCCATTCAACATCATTTTCATGTTCACCTACTTTTTTATATGCTTGTTTATATCCCTTGTCAATCAACAAATAAGACAGCCAAAACGCTCCATCAAATTTCAAGTTATGATAGTACGCTACTATATTACATTTCTGTGCTATAAAATAATCAAATTGTTCTCCAATACTGTGAAAAATATTGACATCTTCTGTAAACAATTCAACGGACGCACTAGCCCAAACTTCTGTGTTAACCTGACCTTTATAAACAGTGGTTTCAAAATCGCACATAAAATAACGAAACTTTTTAATTTTCATTATAAAGGGTACTCCCAGTTTTCATCTTGTTCTAATGCGTCGCCAAGTCGTTTCATATATTCAATTCTATCTAGTGTCTCTTCTTTATATAAGATACCTTGGTCTGGTAAGTAATCAAGTATATAACCAATGTAAAGCACAGCGTTATCATTTTTATATACTATCTCCCACGTTAACAAATGACCATTTTCTGCACCAAGTTGTAGCATTATAGCTGTATTATGCTTACCCTCTGTCTTTATTGTTGAAGTCATCCAACTGCGCAATAATGAATATGCTTCTCCATTAGAAAAAAGCTCCAATGTTGCATACCATTGTGAAATAATAACATTTTCAAAAAAAGATTCATCTTCTGACACATTCTCTGGTGGTACAAAGCCTTTTGTGTTAGTAGGTTCTTGTGTTGGATGTGCCAGTTTATATTTTTTAGTTTCTGCGCCTTTCTTTGCTCTGGCTGACCGTTCCAGTTTAAGACCCTCTATAGAAGGTACTATTTCACCGTAAGATAATGTACCTGCATATTCTGCTTTCTCATACAGTTTATCTGGTGTTAATTTTGCCAGTTTTCTAACACTGGCTTGTGTGATACGTTTAGGTCTTTTTGGTAATACATTTTCGTTGAAATGAAACCCACGTTTTTCTGCTCTACTTATAAACTGTTTTATACGCCTAACTTGTTTAAAATAAGCACGTTCCATAGGTGCCTGTTTGTGTCTTTTTGCCATAGTGTTCACCCTATAAATAAAAATATGGAAGCACTTTAGTTTGGTGCTAATAGTGCTTCCATTTGTCAATCGTTATAGCACGAACTTAATCAATGCTTTCAACGTCAAGTACACAGTTAATATAGTCACGGTTATTCTTGGTTTTACCAGAAGTTTTAATAACTGTGAATGACTTATCTTTCATAATATTTACAATGTCGTTAATTGACCGTTTGAAAGTAACTGACTGACAGCTGTAAACCTTTTTATCTGGTGTAATAATTGACATAATTTCAGTCGTTTCACCAGTATCCTCTTTGACATCATCAAATAACAGAATGCCATCCACTGTGATATGTTCACCATCTTCAGCATCTTTCAATGAAATAATTGATGGGGCAATAGTCATAAGGTACTGCTCCACTTCATTAAACTCTCTACTCATTTCTTTAATGTTAATCATAATTTTTTATTCTCCTTTTAATGTTTTAGTTTTTGTGAATGTTACTGCACTTCTGTTTCTTTTACTACACCATTGCGTGGTGGCATTACTTTTGCACAGCTAATGAACTCCTGTTCAGTCATACCGTACAATGTTTCAATTTCTTCCTTGCCAACAATGTTCACTGCCTTGAGTGTTTCTGTTTCAATAATCGGCTTTACTTTTTTCATGAGTGTTTCATCGTCCTTGTATGTACGTGGAACAGTTACTACGTGATTAGAAGGCTCACCAGACTGTATGTCTAAACACATAACATTTGCTTTTGTTGCAATAATTGTTCTTGTTACCATAGGTACTCTTGCCATAATTTTTTGTTCTCCTTTTTCTAACTTTTTTAGTTGTTTGTAATTTAGGTGCATTGCACCAGTGTACTGAGTAGGAATATAACCTGTATTTCAGTGTACATTCCCTGATTTTTTCTTAAATAATTTAAACATAAATAATACAACTATTGGGTGCTCTTGGAATAATTTGTTCTCCTTTCTGGCTTTTGGCTGTTTATAGTTTAATAGACACAACAGATGCATTACTGCACCAATGGACTGGGCAGGAATCGAACCTACGTTCCCAGTGTGCATGACCTCGTAAAATTAAATCAATTTACGCATGATTGATGTATCCTCAATCGGAGACTTACCGTCTTGTTCACCAGTCCAAGGGGTGAGTGATGTGTCTTTTCAGATACACCACTCTTGCTACTCTTTTATTATAGCAAATTAAACTTGAAATGTCTATAGCTATTTGCAATTTTATTAGTAAAAATAACATTTCAAAATATGGGTCTTGTACTTTTCGACAATATCATTGCACACAATTTTACTTGTTAAGCCTGCTATCACTTTTTCTGATAAATTATTTATAGAATATCGCCATTTATGAAAAGAATTATCTATAACGTCTACAATCAATTTATCATCCACAACAAACACAAATATAGAACATTTAATACGACTTTTTAATTTTTTTTCAATCGATTCTTTAAAAAATTCATTCATCATAATTCTCCTTTTTTCTAATATTCTTCATCCCCCGTATAACTCAATCCATAGTTCATCCAGTGCATTCCACCTTGATAGGGCTAGTTTAGTAGTTTCTGCCTTTAATCCTAATTCATCTTTTAATCTAATTAAAGTAGACCATTCCTCTTTAACCGCTTTTTAATTACTTCTTTTTCTGTCATCATTTTTACCTTCCTTTCTATTTAATATACTATTGAAAAAACCTATAATTCCCGCCTGTTAGTTTTAACTAACTTCGTGTATATTCCTCGTTTTATTCGTGTTTCTTGGTGGTAGTACCTCTGCATATCTTATGAAGTCTTCTTCACTAATGCCAAGTAATAATTCATTACATACTTGAGATTCTATATGAACTAATTTTAGTTCGTCAGTCTGAAAAAGCCATTGAAGCTTTTTTAATAGTTCATCGTCTGTATACTGTCCGCCTATAACGTAAGTCAGTATTTGCACTTCTGTCGTTGTTACGTTTAACGTCATAACCTTTGCTGTAGTTTGCATAATCGTTCTTGTAATCATTCTTTTTCTTGTCATAATTTTGCTCTCCTTTTTCTTTTTATATTTCCGCTTTATTGCGATATAACCCTTGCGGTGACTTGCACACCGCTGTCTGCTAGTAGGGTTGTATTATTTATTTATCCCATTGCAATAATCTAGAAATGCGGATATAGTTTCCAGTGCTTCACATCTTGTATAACATCGTTTCTTTTTGTTTGTTTTTTCTATGCAAAGGTAATCTATTCATTTTTCTACTATTGTTTGTCAATAACATTTTCATATCACTTTACTACCTTTCTACATATAAAGCCACACTCTTCCAATAATTTACGTGTTTCGACGTTGACAGGTGCTATATCTATCAAATACCCTGTGCTCTTTTCTATTATTTTATACATATTTTACCTCACAATCACAACATCCAACATTTTAGTTGCATATTTTAAAGCTTCACATTGATTGTTAAATCCTATTACATACTCCCAATCAAGATTTTCATCATATCTTACTTTTCTGTAAACCTTGTACTTTTCTCCAAGGTCATCCTTTGCATATGCAACACTAATATTTCCATTATTAGAAGTATACATAATTTCTTTTCCTTTTATCATTTTGTTACCTCTCTTTCCTTGGCATTATTACCTAAAACCCTTGCGGTGACTTGCACACCGCTGTCTGCTAGTAGGGTTATTATGTTATCTTTCAAGCCAAACAAGATACGAGTTTTTACATGTTTCATAGCGCATTATTTCTTCGCCTTCATATCTACCAGTCCATGAACAAGTAAAACCAAATGTATTGTGTGAACAAATGCTAAAGGCTTTGTGTTCATCTGTTTTAAGATATTCGCTATAGCACCAGTCATAAGCCTTTTCCTTTTCCTTTGAATAGCTATCATAAATCTGTGATAAAAACATTGCATCATAACAGCTACCCATTTCATAAATCCTTTTACCTGCTTTAGTGCTTAACCTTAATTCTTTCATTATTGATTACCTACCTTTCTTTTTTCTTATTTTTGTTTCTTCCTTGTTTCTATAAATATGATACCATGTGCACTAACATATGTCAATCATTTTATCACATAATAGTACACAAAAAAACGCATTAACCTTTTATACAATTTTACTATTGACAGTATAACTATTATATGGTATAATGGGGAAATGGTGTACCGCATTTTAGCTTAAAGGGGCAAAATCATTCAGATCGGAAGAGCGG